ATCCTCACATGCGATATCGGCGCATCAGTCTGCATGTCGTCAGCCGGGACTGTCTGATGCACCGGGCTAACCCCGGAATGGTTGACTCTACAACGAAACAGGGGGGCTGTCAACCCCCCCTGTCTTTACGCTCCGGGTGATCCGAAGATACCCAGCGGGTCTGAGACCCCGAAGGAATAACGCTCCCGAGCCTTGTAGCGAACATTGCCCGTGTCGAAATCACCGTCCATATCGTTCTTAAGCGGTGTACGAACAAAGTGCTTAAGACCGTTGGGTACATCCGTGGTCAGGAACCACGCGTTAGTGTCAGTCAAGAAGTGATTGACCGCGTACCCCTCAGGGATCGAACCCATCATCTTCAGTGCGTTGACATCATTGTCTGCTGTCGCCACACGAAGCTCCGTTTGCAGCAAACGCGTTGCCGTAAACATGAGCGCCGGAGGGATGATAAGCTTTTTAGGCTTTGCAGCAATCAGCAGTCCGCGCTCATCAGTCCACGCAGCAATCTGGATCACTGCGTTTTCCAACGATGTTTCGTTGAGGTCTGAATTTACAGACGGACGGTTACTGTTAGTCCCACCCGAAACCAAGGGGTGCGCCGTTGAGAACAGAGCTACTCCATCACCGTAGGTTACGGCAGAAGAGAACCCGTTGTTCAACGTCGAAGCGCCTTTGATCTCTTTGGTGTAAGCCATCGCCCGAGCCAACGCCTTCGTATACCGCGAAGACAGACTGTCGTACAGATTGTCCTCGATAGCCTCCTCCGTGATGGAAAAGCCCATCGCAATCGTCTCGTGGTTATAGCGCGCCGTCCATGCCTCTTGGGCATTGTCGTAGGCAATCGCCGAACCCTCGTTTTTGACGGGGGCTGCGCTAAATCCCGAGAGTTTGGTCTCTTCCTCGAAAGAGCGCTCAGAACTCTCCGTCTCGTAGAGTTCCTTGTACTCCGTTCCATAACGAGCGTACTCCAAGCCGAACAAGGCGTTCAGGCCGGGGAGAAGCTCTTTCAATAGCTGTGCGCGTGAAATAGCCATGATTTAGCCCCTTATACGCCGGTGGAATTGTTGTACTGATGCATCGTCGCATTAATCTTCACAATGACTTCTGGGAAGTTATCTGCGGCAGTAGCAGTATCTCTAACCACATCAATAATACGAATGGGCAGAGTGTTCGTCGTAGCCGTCGAATCTAAAATCGCTACTTTAGAATCTCCCGTAGTCGTCGAACCTGCATTTTGCACCAGTGTTGCATTGTTTCCGATTGCGGTAATACCAACACCACTAATAACTGTAGTGCCAGAAACTACAGCAACCTGGAACAACGTATCTGGATCATCCGCAACATAGGCAAAAATCTTTGTACCTGATTTAATTGCCTGAGACGCCGGGTAAAATTGTTGGAACTGTACTTGACCAGTAGAACTATTGGTAAAAGTAACACCAAGAAACACGCCGCATGGTGTCGCGGCAGTGGTCCCTGTATCTTTTTCAATGGTTCCAGCAGCCACCCTTTTTACTAAATCGCCATAGAAAATGTTTGTAGCATAACCATCTGCTATTTCCATCAGGCGAGTCTGCCCTGCGAAAGCCTGACCCCCAATAAGATTGACGGGCTTCAGGCCGTAGGGAGCATCAACAGTGGGATAAGCCATGTTTACTCCTAGTTAAGTTGTTCCACGGCCAAAGCTGACTTCGGTCCTTTTCTCTGCAAAGAGAGGCATCCGTGGGTCATTTTGGCGCATGAAATGATTGTCAGCGGATCGAACCTGCGCATCAGCCTGTTCTTGATAAAAGGCATTGCGCTGATCTACAAATTCAGTGGGCGTCTTGCAGAGCATAAGACCCCCAATCACCACGTTGTCCTTATAGCGATCTTCGCTACCATAAAGATACTGTGTGATTTCAGGATGATCTTGCGCTCGTACAGGCTCCCAACCTTCGTGGAGTTTGGTCGAGATGTTCCTTGGGTCACTTGCACCAAGGGTGCTGACACGTATCCAACGGTGCGAATATCCCGGCTCAGGCGTAGGATCAGGCAGCAAGCTGGGCTGTTGCCACTTGCGGGGTGTCTTAGCGCGGGTCTCTAGTTCACGATTGATACGGTTTTCAGCCATTCTGAGCCTCCACTACTTTGCGAGCATACAACTCCAAAGGAATTTTGAGCTTTTTAGCAAGGGCTACCTGCGTCTGTGTCAGTGTGATCTTCTTGGGTGCAACACTTCTCGATGCAGGGGCTACAACGCTCGTCCGTCTCTTTGGGGCCTCAAAGTTCTCAGGAAACTTCTCGCGGATGCGGGAATTGATGCGATCATAGTACTCTTCAGACTGCGTGTCAACCCCACTCTTCACGAGCTTCTCATGCACCCCCAAAGCAAAGCTCGTCATTTCTTCATCCTGCCCAAACCACTTGTTCTGCTCCCGCCATGCTACAGCTTTAGGGTCTGCAACGGGCTCAGCAGGAAGGGGCTTGGCTACGGGTGCGGGTGCGGGTGCGGGGGAAGATGCAGGAGGTAGTTGAAAGTTCTCCACCTTGTCCAAGCGGATCTTTGCTTGCGTAAGTTGTTCTTGGGCTTCAACAATTTTTTCTGCGTCCCCTGCATCGTAGGCTGCACGATACTTGCGTTTTGCATCTTCAAGTGCAAGATCTGCGTTTTGTTTTGCGGTACTTACAAGTAGCCGTGTGTGCCCACCTAGACTGTCCTTAAGCTTTGAATTTTCATCGACAAGATAACGAGCGTACTTGAGCGCTTCCTCACGTTCACGCAAAGCCGCTTCTTTGGCCCTACGCTCATCGTGGTATCCATGCGACAGTTTCTTGATGCGCTTTTGAACCCCCTCGTCATACTTTGCAAGCTCCTCGTCTGTGGGTTCCGCAACAGGTTCAGCTAGTGGTTTGCGCCCCTGATCCTCTTCAGGAGTGTCATCAATGATCTCAATCTCGATAGCGTCCTCTGTGGAAGCCTTGGCTTCTTGCTTTTCATCGGGGAACTTGTACTCTTCACGGTCTAGTTGAGCCATATTTCACCTCATGCACGTTGGATGCCGCGTGGGTCTTGCACCACGGCTTCAACGGAATCGTCGTTAATCAAACGGAACTCACGGTCGTGAATCCGCAGCCTTGTGCCCGTGTTTGCACGGGTAAGTACAAAGTCCCCTTTACGGCACCACGGACCTGTGGGGAATCTCTGGGGATCTGCATACGCCATGTCGCCCAACTCCACGACAAAGAGCACGTTGCTCAAAAGTTCATCGTACTTGACTGTGGTGTCCGCTTTCAAGAGACCGCTATCAAACTTGTTTTCAATTGTTGGAAGTGTGCAAAGTATCTTGTAGCCCTTGGGAGTCGGCAGTTGGGTTGCTTCACTCATCTTTATCCTCATACTTCCGCAAAAGGTCTTGGATGTCCAGCATAGCCGAGCGCAGACCTTTGATAACGCCCGTCTGGAATCTGTATTCAGCGTAATCTTTAGCAGAACCTTCTGACATGTGGCTCTTCATTTGCTCTTCGCGGTCACGAAGTTTTTTTACCAGATAGTCACCCAATAGCTTGTACTCTGTCATGGTTTCATCCTTGTTTTAAGAAGATCCGCTTGAATTTTTCGTTCGTTCTGTTGATTCTGATTTTGTATACGTATGCCTTCTTTCTGGGCTTCCACAGCAATTCTCTGGCGCTCCACGTCCAAGCGCTGTGCAGCAAGCTGCACGTCGGCCTGATCTTTCTGGGCTTTCCTTTGCTGCTCCATGCCCTTGATCTGAAGCTCTTGCTGCTGCATCTGTACCAACGGATCTTGCGCTATCTGTTGGGCCTGTTGCTGTGCGGCCTGTGCTTGATGTATCTGAAGCACTTCTTGTGCAGCCTGTGCCACATACTTTGCCATCGCAAGCTCTTCAGCCTCAGAGACCCTCTGATCAGGACCCGGCAGGGGCGCGCCCACGCGCTGCTCAATTTCTTGCCTGTACCTATACCCTAAGTGTTCAGCGACGTGAGCCATCATTGCACCTTGCATCTGCTGGGCCATCGGATTCTGCCCAATAACCTGCATGATACTGGGGTCTTGCAGGAAAGTCATGTGTGCAGTAATGTGTGCTTGATGATCCTGATAAAGGAACGCTTTGATAGGTGCTCCTTTAAGCACGTTCATGTTCTCCGTGATAGGGTCACGAGGTTTCTGGTCATCGGGCAAGGGCACAAGTTTGTCTGCGTTAGGGATGCTCAGCACATCAAGCATCTGCCTGTGCAGACGCGGCAGGTCGTATAGCTGAGGGGCTCCTTGAGCTAGCTGCAAGGCAGCCTGATACTGCACCACCCGCTGCGCCATTGTCGAAGCGTTGGGGTCTGATACGGGCACCACCTCGACAAGGTCGTAGTCTTCCTGCTTGACCTGAGGTGACCCGTCTTGCGGTACATAGCTGTAATCAGGCGAAGTGTAGTCTCTGATGATCTCTTTAAGCAGCTTGAACTCTTCTTTCATCGCTGCATGGATGCGGGCCTGCACAGCACCCATCGTTTTTAGCTGCCGCTCCAGGAGAGCAAGGGTGGTACCCACCGGAGCCTGACTCGACATGTCGCTAATTTTCATGTCGGCCATACCACTCAGGCGACGGGCCTCCTCGGTGATCTGATTGAGTAGCGCAAGGAGTACCTGACTTGGCTCCTTGTAAGGTAGAGGCAGGATGTTGTCCCGGATAGACCCTGAGGGGACATCCACATCACGGAACTCTCCGGGAGCAATAGGCGTGTCATCTCCCTTGATCCGCAGCCCACGAGATTTGAGGCCGCCGGGGAGGTTTGCAAGAGACCCTGCGTCCACAAGTTGTCGGATCAGCATCGTCCCTGCGGTGGCATACCCACCAATGATGTGGATCAACCCAAAGCCATAAGCCCCAAAGCCGGGTATGTACACGTAATGTACAAAGTGCTGGCGCGCCTGTTTTTTAGGGTCATCCTCCCTATAGTTCCTACGAATCGCCAGAACTTTATCCGTTCCTTTGTCGATGGTGATGACATAAGGTAGGGGAAGTTCTTCTTCGTACCCGGGCAAGTCGTACTCAATCTGTATCTCACAGATCTGATACCGCTCATCTTTTATAGCATCAACACCTTCTTTTTCTGCTTTAGCTTTCTCGATGTCGGTCTGGGTTGCCGAAGGCTCCCCGATATCAACGTCCCGGTAGAACCCGCTTACCTGAAGTTTGCGCAGTTCGTTCTTGGTCTTGCGCATGATATGCGTAAGGCGGTCTGCACGCCGGATGTTTGTTACACCGTATGGAAGAATGACATCCTCGGCAGGCACATAGAACGACACCTGCCGCTCCAGGGATGGGTCGTAGTAGACCTTCTTGAACGAAGAACCTGCAAGGGCCACACCCCATAGCGCACGTTCATGCTCTGAGCGGTACTCTGGCATCTTGTCTGTAAGCTGATAGTTCATATCCGCTTCGACCCGTTTTGCAGCTTCCTCCATTTGCGGAGAAGAAACACCCACAATACTGGTCTTCACAGGCCCGTCCGCAGGGAACGTCTCCATGATGGACTCGCTCTGAAAGCGAATCGCAGACTCTGTAAGAAGTGTGGAAAATACACCACAAGCACCATCCCAAGGCTCGGTAACCTCATCGTACCTGAGGCCCAGCACGTCCAGCCCCTTTACGTAAGTGTCCGCCCAATCTTTTCTTGCAGTGATGTCTGTCTGCACAAGCTCCATGATGTCGCCCGCAACTTTTTGCAGGTCCGCTTCTGTCATGTACTCAGCAAGATTGGAACCAAATTCTTCTTCCTCACCCTCACTCTCGCTCCCTAAAGAGATCTCTACATCCCCAACCCCTATGGTTACGCTCTTGGGGTCTTCGATTTCGATCTCAATGGGGGCCTCTTGTTCTGCCAGCGATTCGATGCCCACAGGCATCGCGTAAAGTGCTTTCTCCATGCTTTCTCCTACAGGTAGTACCCACGCTTCGAGGCTCGGAAGCCTTTGAAGTAGTTGATCGCTTCAGGCTCATCCGTGGGCAGACGGAGGAATCCGCCTTGCCTGAACCGCGCTAACGCTAATGTAGTTGAGTCCACATAATCATCATACTCACCCGCAGGAAAAGATGCAACCTCGTCAATGAGTTCTTCTGCCCAATTCATGTTTGGTGCCCATACATGTCCCGCTTGAATGATATCTGAAACCGCATTAAGCCTTGTTATCTTATCATTGCCCTTGCTCGGAGTGAATTCTGATACCGGCACCCCCATGCGACGCAACTCTTGGTAAAGTGATATACCAGATGCTTTTTTCTCTACAATTAACGCGTCAGGTTCGTAGCTTTTGTACTCTTCCATTGCTTTTTTCTTTAGTTCAAAAAACTCAAGTCGTGCACGAAAAGCGTTAAGTAAAATTATATTAGTGTTACCTTCTTCCGTAGTCCACACACCCCACGTTGTACACGCAGAATAGTCTGCACGATTAGTTGTTTCAAACGCTGTATCCCATGCCTGGATGATAAAATCACACTTTGGAGGGTCTTCTTTCTCCCAAACTCTCCACCATTCGCGCTTAACGATAGCACCTTCTTCAGAAGTAGGCTGCTGTTGGTACTGAGCCTGCCATTTTGAGTTCGGAAGCTCCTCTTTTAGTACAGAAAGCTCATCTAATGGCCAAAATTCAGGCCAAAGTGGGTTCCCAGAAGGTAAAATTGCAGGAAATTCGATCACCTCCCACTCATCTCCTCCTCTTTGAGCTGCATTTTTGAGCACCTGCCCCGTCAAGTCCTTCAAACCCCATCGCGTCATCACAATAACGATAGATCCCCCCGGTTGCAGACGCTGTCTTGGGCCTGAAGTGTACCACTCATACACCTTATCATAGATTTCTGGGTTGGTTGTGGCCAGTGCAGCCTCTTGTTCTGAGTGTGGGTCGTCAATAACCAGCAAATCTGCACCCTTACCGGTCACCGCACCGCCTACACCTATGGCAAAATATTCACCACCTTTGTTTGTGTTCCATCTACCCGCAGCTTTTGAGTCGGCTTGCAACCCTACGCCGGGGAAAATATTTTTATAACTGTCTTGATCAACAAGATTTCGCACTTTTCTACCAAAACCTACGGATAACTCAGCAGTGTGCGCCGTCTGAATTACTTTTTTATCAGGAAATTTCCCCAAAAACCAGGAAGGCAAAAGATAAGAAGCAAATTCAGATTTGGTATGGCGGGGTGGCATATTAATAATCAATCGTTTTGTTTTGCCTTCTATCACTCTTTCAAAAGCCGCAGCCATTCTGAGGTGGTGTCTACCTAATATAAACGTAGGCCAAACTTTCTGCACATATTTAATAAATTTACTCTGAGCAAGCTCTCTTTCTTTTAATTTTTCAAACAACGCCAGCTCAGCATTTAACTTGCGTTTTTCTGAATCAGAAAGTTTGGGTAATATTTTCTGTATATTAGCCAAAGATATGTTATTCAGTCTGTGTTGCATCGTCTTCTGTGCCGTATATATCAGGAGTTCCCAAATGTGCATCCAGGTCATCAAGTGGTATTGCCTCGACATCAACTGTATCCGAATGCAGCAGTCTTTTGATCCTTTCAGCAATTGACGTTTCAATATCGCTTGCGTTTTTATAATGCACAGTTACTTCACTGCGTTCCGTAAATATACCAATATCGCTGTGTTTACCTAATAACTCCAAAGCTTTTATTTCAATCCTTGGGTCGCCGCATGTACATAATTCTATAAGCCTATTTGTAATAAATGTTCTGGCTTGCTGCACGTCACTAATGACTTGGTGATCGTACTGCGTAAGTATTGCGGCTAACTTTATTGCAACACCCGGTTTGACTACTGTTTTTTGAACACGCTGTGTACCCTTAATCAGTTCTTGAGCTTTGTGTTCATCTTCAGGACTGAAATCTAACGAACCACCTAGCTGCTCAATAAGTGCAGCAGTGTTTGCAGCAACAGCAATCTTGTCTTTGTCTGTTACAGGTACGTCCGACTCCAGACTGTAGGGGAGAGGGTGTTCTGTGTTTGGCTGTATTGTAATCATGGGATAGGTGCACCAAGATTGAGATGCCCGCAACTATACACGTAATTTATAGTTTAGCAAGGGGGGAGGTTGAGACTCCTGACGGGGGGTGTTTCCCATAGAGAGGGGGTGGGGGTGAATTAGGTGAATGTAAGTATGGGGTGGGGGGTTAGGTGAATGTAAGTATGGGAACAGTTACAGCGTTTAGTAGTAACCCTAGGGATAACCCCTAACATTGTTAGGCTGCCGTTCATCGGTCGATTTTGACCGTTCATAAAGTATGACAGCCGGTAGAGAAAAGCCGA